ATGTTCGCACTGGTTTTGTTTGTTTGCTATCTGGACGGCGGGTGTAACGACATCGTCGTGGATGTATTTAATACTGAACAACAATGTGTGCGCGCGATGGACGAACAACGTCTGCGTCATGGCGGCTGTTATCCGGTAGAGGATTTCATCGACAGTTTCTGGAGCCCGGCACAGGAATACAGTGACTTCTAATTATTGCAGGCGCAACAGCGTCAGGCTGTTGCCGAATACTGCGCCGGTATCAATGTAGTGTAAATTTCCGCAGTCGAAACGGGCATTCAGCGGTGTATGTCCGAAATAAAAGGCATCCGCCCCACTAATAGAGTGAACCTCCCCTTTCATACACCGGCTTAGCCGCTCGCGGTTCCATAGCACCGACATGCGTTTAACGGGTTGCTGCCACGCGTAGTGGTCGGCGGGATAATCCGCATGGGCAATAATTATGCGCTGTTCCGCCAGCACCAGTTCGATGATTAACGGAAACGTCTTCAGCCGCATCAGTTGGTTTTCCGCGCGCTTGCGGGCAGCGCCTGCCAGCCGCGTGTACCAGCTTCCGCCATTGAGATACCACAAGGCGTAATCACCACCGTCCAGCGCATCCAGCGCCATTGCCTCATGGTTGCCCAGCACGCAGCGAAACCAGCGACATTCCGTTAACGCCAGACATCCGGCACTGTCTTCACCACGATCGATAACGTCGCCAACGCTTATCACTAAATCCTGCCAGGGGTCGAAACGTACGCCACGCAATGCCTGCGCGAACTCACGTAAACAGCCATGTAGATCGCCAACAATGTAGATTGCACGCCACTGACTGGCATCGATACGTTGATACATCGCTCCTCCTGTCAATCACCACAGTATAGTGCGCATGCAGGAGAGCGATGGCTGGCCGAAAGGCCACGAAACGGCAGATTTGATGATTTCTGGAATGAGACAGGCAGGTTACTGGAACTTTTTAGCAGATTTAGTGAGCTGTAAAAGCAAAAAAACCTGCTTCCTGCAGGCCTTCTTGTCTCCCTTCCGGCGCTTATCTCCGGCGCTCATGGTGTTGGCGTTAGCTCTGTAAGGGATGAAAGGCACAATAGCTCATAAGATTATTCTGTTCAAGATAGCGACAAATGCAAATTATTATTATTTGATCCAGATTCCAAAATATTCCTGGAGGGTGCGGCTAAGTCATTATTTTAGAACTTATTGGTTTCTTTTCACTGACAGATTCTCAATCACGACAAAAAAAGCTCTGGACGCTGCCCTGGGCGTCTGTGATATGGTTGTTAACGTTCAGGCGTAGCGGTTTTCCCACGGAATGGTTAAGCAAAAATAATCTGCCTGAAAATCAAACAGATAAAAAAAGACCGAATACGTTAAGCGGCAAATAAAATCAAATACTTAGATGCCGCTTTGCCTACCTGATGCCTACAAGCTTTTGTTTCTGTTTATCCTTCACTTCCTTACTCGCTAAATCAATACCTCTTACAACTCTGGAAAATATTTATTTCGATGCCACTTAAGGTATGGATAGCTATTGGGATCAAGCTCAATCTTACTTGCGCTATCAATTCCAATAAGCTTCAGTAATTTTTTTTCATTCACTGCAGGTGACAGGATTAACGTACCGTCATCATAAAAACTTATCAGACCTTTATCGAACAGGGCATCAACATTGGCGGATAAGAGCAAGCCATTAAAAGGGTCTAATCGTTCTTTATTAGTTGACGCGCTCCACGGCTTGATATGGCTTGCTCTTAACAAAACATCATAGTCAATTCCAGTTAACTGGCACTGTTTATATTGTTTAAGTAATTTTTTTCTATACGCACCCTGACCCAACCTTGCATCTATTAGCTGTTTCCTTTCAGTAGATTTGATCTCTGGATCACTCTCAATAATTTCAATATCCTTAGTAATGGCTTCAAGCAATTCACGTTCTTCGTTTGGTTCGATCCGCACTTTATCGACAATATTGAAATCCAGGCTAGTGAGTATCTTAAAACAGGTCGAATCTAAACCACCTGTAAATTCATCAGAGAAAAGTGGTCTGTTTATTATTGCCTTAGCGGCTAGTCCAAATATCAATTTTGGCGGATATACGCAACCTTCAAACTCCAGGTCATAAACAGTTGAATCTTCATACTTGTAATCTGAAGGGTTGGTATTATTTGAATGGTTGATAGCATTAATAACATTGGATCTATTTAAGTCTTGCAGTAGCGTATTGAGATTCGAAACCCGATACTTGACGCCCTTATCTAACTCGATGATACCTTTATTACTACAATAAGTACCTGCCCGCGAGAGCAAATATGATGCAACAACCTCGTTGAGTTCAAAACAGTACCCTTGATGCGCCACCCCTGAATTATTCAAAGGTGAATACTTCTCAGGCATTCTATCAAGAAGAAAATCATCATTTTTTAATATATCGATTGGCCTTATAAATTTGTGTGCATTAATTTTTACTGTCCAAATCTCTCCTTTTTCGTCACGCTTCGTTTGAGCCGATTCCACTGCAAGACTGGCAAAGTTTATTTTTCCTCTGGAATAGAGAAAAATTAGATCGCCTTTTTTTATTTCCTTAAGTAATTCTCTATTACGATTACGGATTTTTGCTGGTCTTGCATGCAATAAACCGGCATTAACTTCTTCTATTTGCGATTTAGGACTTTGGGTGATCCAGAAGTATCTCATAAAAAACCCCGACACTATTATTTTCTTTCAATCTACTTTAATCAAACAGGCAGATTAATGTCAATTTTCGCGCTCGTATGGTTAGACATTATTCTTGTATAAAACTCTGCCACTGTTCTTCACTAATAATTGTTAATGGAAATCCTTTGCTATCTCTTAACTCAATGGCCTTTTCAATTTTTCGACCAAAACTTTGGAATTTCCAGTCTTTGGAACTCATCGCGCCGATAACAAGCACATCAAGGGCTTGTGTAACACTATCAACAATGATGCCTCCTGCTTTAGCAATATCTGCTTCACACTGGCGACGTGTCCCACAAAGAAACTTTCCAGTCAAGCAAACTTTCTTACCTGCAAAATCTAAATAACTGACAACGTCTATCGGCGAAGTTGTTGAATAACCATCAACGACGCCTTCACTGATATCGGAACCAGTCAAAGATATTAATTCTTTAAGAAGCAGGTCTCGCTCTTCATTAGTGATGACACCGTCACTAAGGATATCTTTCACAACAGAATATAAATGTTTACCAGGGTAATTATTTTTTAGTGCTGCATTGCTGGTTAGAAACCAGTTAAGATAACGAATCTCATCATCATTTATATGATAATCAGATATCAATCCCTTACATAACCCTTCAAGCAAATGCTTGTCTGAATCAACAGAAAAAAGGTCAATATTAGGTGTATCTATAAGCCCTTGTTGAACCTCTGACAAGACAATTTTTAAGTCTTGAAGTTCTTCTTCACCAATTACACCTTTTGCTAATACTGAATTGATTTTATTTCGAATACATTTTACATAATAGTTTTCGGATAGCTCTTGCGATTCAAGCAGCCAGGTATCCAAAAAAACAATTTCCTGTTTATTTATTTGACCATCACTAGTTATCCCTTCAATGATGTTGATGAGATTAGCAACTAATTTGTTTCTATTTCTTTTATAATTGTATGCACTATGAATACTCATTGATTAAATCCTTTTTCAGCTTGTACAAATTGTTTTTCTGACAGCTCCAGCACAACGTACAGAATCGCTAACACATTCAAAAGTAACACCGTCTCTTTTAACACTGATTTTATTTGCAGGTAGTCGAGACACTTCATAGATATCAATATAACCATCTATATCAAGAAGATGACTTCCATTGCCTATAGTCGATACTGTCAGGTCAATATACCAATGCTGTTTACCATCAGTTACCAACGAATCATTTTGTGTGAGGTCAGGAAAAGCCTGATGATCGAAAAATGTAGTCCCTTTCTTGGTCAAAGTACCATTGTTTAATAAATAGCGTTGAATTTCGACCAATCCAGGATGTCGGTTTTCCGAAGTGTTTACTTCTTCCTGATAGGGCTTACCTTCACCAGTTGATAACCAGCGTAAAGATACCCCTGTGTCAAGGGCACATGTCACTACGACATCACCGGGAAAGTATTCACGTCTGACCCAGGTGCTCACTGTGCCGGAAGATATGTCGAGTAAATCGCATAACTGCTTTTGGGTGTTAAAGCCATAAGCATCCATAATGCGCCTAAGCACTGCTTTGCCACCATTAGACATTACCTCATCATAAAGTGCTTTCCCCTTCGGAACATCCATTCCCGCCTTAAAACTTGCATTTGCAAATTCACCATAGGCAAGCCAATGAACGTCGACGCCTGTATCAAGCGCACATTCCAATAACACGCTGCTAGGGATCGAATTGCGGGCAAGCCAACTACTGACGTTATTGCCATGAATACCAAGGTGTTCAGCCAACTCTTTTTGCTGTTTGAATCCATAAGTTGCCATAAGACGCTCAAGCGCGGCGCTGGCATTTATCTCTTTTCTGGACACGGATCACCAAAATTTTGTTTACAACAAACATTTTGCGATCTAGAGTGATTACACACCACATGTAACACCATAGAACACAACCACTATTACGGAGATACTGCGTTATGAATTATGAAAATGCAAACTCTCAAGATTCAACTGCATTGCTACAGTCACAAGAATTTCTTGCCTCTATCGCCTTAGCCCTTATGCCAGCACTTAGCCATGCTGTTGATGAGGCTGTTCAGAAAGCTGTTCTTCTCAATGCATCACCCACGATGTCTAAAGAAGACTTCTGTAATGCCAACAAAATCAGTTCGTCTGTCCTTGAAAAATGGATACGTGAAGGAGTCGTGTTATTGGCCCCTACCCCTACCTCAACGGTTACCCGAAAAGTAACTTGTCGCAAAACAGGTAAAGAACGCACTGATGTTATGGAAAAGCACGGTAATGCCCTTATTAACGTGGCTGCATGGCGCGAACGTAACCGTCAACACGCGTTGAAATGTCGATACATCAAACCATAACTTGATTATGCAAGTTAACCAGGAGCATGACATGTTTGATTTTCGGGTTTCAAAACATAGCCACTTTGACGAAGCATGTCGTTGCTTCGCTAAAAAACACAACTTAGTTAATCTGGCAAAGCAAGCAGGAATGAATGTGCAAACTCTGCGGAACAAACTCAATCCTGCGCAACCCCATCAATTAACAGCGCCAGAAATTTGGCTGCTGACTGATTTGACTGAAGACGCATCACTGGTGGACGGCTTCCTTGCTCAAATTCATTGCCTGCCTTGTGTACCGGTAAATGAGTTAGCCAGGGAAAAATTATCCCTCTACGTGATGCAGGCCACCGCGCAGGTTGGTCAGGTCGCTGCGAACGCGGCAACCACTGGCCGTATTACCCACCTGTCCCGCCGTTCGATTGTGGAAAGTGCAAACGCCGGAATGCGTTTTCTTGCATTAAGCGCGCTGGCTGTAGATGCGCGGCTTAAATCCAGCCCGTCTATGTCCAGTGCCGTCGATACCATGACCGGCATCGGTGCATCGTTTGGTTTGATCTGAGGTGCCGGTCATGGATAACGCACCTTCATTTGCTTCATTGCTGGTTCGTCAGAGTCCCTCCATGCACTACGGCAATGGCTGGATTATGGGAAAAGACGGTAAGCGCTGGCATCCAAGCCGCAACCAGTCCGAATTATTAAACGGGCTGAAAACCACGCGGAAACCGTCAGCGTATTTAATTATTCGGATTGCTCGTTCATTAATTAAAAGGGTGGCTTATGGCTCTTTCAAAGAATGACCTTAATTTAATTCTCGGTGTTGTGATCCCTAATATGGATAACGGCTTCGAAATTAAAACCCGTTCAGGTGAGATTTTCAAAGTTGACCCGAACTGGGAGTGCTGCCAGGAATTTATGGAAGCACTAAAAGCGGAAATGATTAACCAGTTGAATCAGAAACCGCACCGCGTCTACGGCTACAACTAATCGTTCAAGTTAATTCATGGCGTAAACCCGCCGGGTATTCTTTTGCCCAAATTCTGGAGAAATGAAAATGCGAAATACCGAAACACGTAAAACCAAAACCGGGCCTGATGATGCAGGCCTTAATTATTTGCTCACTGAGGCCCGCAAAGATGAACGCCGGGGCCGCGCTGAGGCTATGGCCGCGCGTCTGGACACGCTGGCTGTTCGTATCACCTCACGCCAGCTCAACTACGCAGAAGCAGCAGAGCTATTGCGCGATGAGGCCGTCAAAATCCAGAACGAAGCCCAGGAGATCCACTGATGAAATACGCCCAGCTCACACCCGGCCAGCGTGTCACTGTGACGCCGCGCGGTTCCCGTAGCGTTTATCACGGCAAATTTATCGAGCGCCTGCCTAAAGGGGTATGCGTTTTTATCGTTGATGAATTCGTGGGCCTCACCGGCGCTGATGATATTGGCGATCTGTATTTAGCCGACAGTGAAGTACGTCGCCGCGTAAAACCTGTGGAGGCGCACTAATGGCTGACTCTATCGATCTGGCACAACAGCGCGAGCACGAAGAACGTGAACGCCTGATTCTCAATGCCCGCAGCCGCAGCGCTGCGGTTTCCCTTTTCCTGTGCGCATCATGCGGCGAATCCATCCCGGAAGCGCGGCGCATCGCCGTACCAGGCGTGGCGCTGTGCGTCACCTGTCAGGAAATTACAGAGCTGAAGTCTGTGCATTACAAGGGGGCTGTATGAACAAAGAAAGACTGGCCGTTAAGCCGCTGACCGATGCGGAACTGGATGAAATCATAGCCGGGAACGTTGACGGTGTTGAACCTACAATTCAGGAAATATCGATGGCGCTGGAATTACGCGAGCGTCGCAGCCTTACCCGGATAAATTTAGTTGTTGAGTCGGCTAAGCAAGGCGGTGCTGTATGAGCACCATCCTGAAATGGGCGGGTAATAAAACTGACCTTATGCCGGAACTGTTAGCGCATCTTCCCACTGGCCCGCGACTGGTTGAACCCTTCGCGGGTTCCTGCTCTGTGATGATGGCAACAGACTATCCTCATTATCTTGTCGCGGATATCAACCCCGATTTAATTAACCTGTATCGCACCATCGTAAAGGAATGTGAAAACTTTATACTGCGGGCAAAAGCAGTGTTTGAAAGTTTTGTACTGGCAGAAAATTATTACCGGGTACGTGAGGCTTTTAATCATGACCGGGAAATTAATACTTTTCACCGCGCTGTTTATTTCCTCTATCTTAATCGCCATTCCTACCGTGGGCTTTGCCGTTATAACCAGAGCGGTGGCTTTAATGTCCCGTTCGGGAATTATAAAAAGCCTTACTTCCCGGAAGCGGAAATACGTGCCTTTGCTGAAAAAGCGAAGCGCGCCACGTTTATCTGCGCCAGCTTCGACGAAACCCTGAACATGTTGCAACCGGGCGACGTGATTTACTGCGATCCGCCTTATGACGGTGTGTTTACCGGGTATCACACAAATGGTTTTAATGAGGATGACCAGTACCGTCTGGCCTCCATTCTTGAGCGCCGTTCATCAGAAGGTTACCCGGTCGTCGTATCCAACAGCGACACATCCTTGACCCGTTCCCTCTATCGCAATTTCATATGCCACCGCATCACGGCGCGCCGCAGTCTGGGTGTTAAAGCCGGTGATGGTAAAACCGCCCCTGAAGTAATCGCCGTATCCCGTTACCCGGCCCAAAAGGCATGGTTCGGGATTGATCTGGCTTCAGGTTGTGATAGCACCGTAGTTTTACGGCGTCTGTAAATGACTGACACCGTTTTCCCTTACGCATGGAACGCGCCCCGCGCCTCTGTCGGAGCCTATCAGGCTGACGACAGTATGCGCGGGTTTTATTACCTAACGCCTGACGGTAAGCGTAAGCTCATCACCCCGATGGAGCTGGCGGAAACCGATGAAAAACCAGACCGCAGCAAGGCCGCCCGCCGCCGTCTGGCTTCATTGCCTCACTACGTGCGTAGTTTTTATGCCCGCAAACTGGAACAGATGGACGCGAAAGGCAAAAAAGCCGCCGATAACTGGCTGTTAAACACCTTTGAGCGCCATGTCCTTTCCCGTATCGACCATGTGAATGACCGTTACCTGCCGAATGCGACATTACCGGCGGCCCTGTTGCCGCTGCGTAATGAGTTTTTCCGCCTGTTGTGGGCCGGTAAAAAAGAGCTGAAACGCCTGGCGCATAGTCTTGCTGATATCTTACAAAACGAGTTTATACGCGAGGTTGATTTTCAGTATGAACGCACCGCCGACCCTCATTTTTCAACGCTGTCCGGTTATGGCCGGATAGGATTTCTGGCATCGCACCTGAATACCGCCGTGCCGGGATGGACAGCTTATTGTAATGAAGAACTGGAAGGCGAGGACGCGATTAAATGCGTGGCGCGCCTACAGTCGCCGCAATGGTGGCTAAACCGCCTGCGCCGTATGCATGCCCGCTGGCGCGAACACCTCATGATAGTGACCGGTTACGTTCAGGCTAAATCCGCACCCTACAGCAGTGAACCTTGTGTCCAGGAATGGCAGGCGCAGAAAAAAGCCAACCGCGAATACCTCAGTGCGATGGAACTGGAAGAACAGGACACCGGCGAGCGTCTGTCACTGGCGGATAAGGTGAACGGCAGTATTGCTAACCCGGCTATCCGGCGCGCTGAATTAATGGTGCGTATGCGTGGCTTCGAAGACCTGGCAAAACTGGAAGGGCTAGCCGGTGATTTCTATACACTTACCGCACCATCCGCTTATCACTCAACACAAAAGAGCGGGCGCCGTAACGATAAATTCAACGGTTCTTCCCCTCGTGATACCCAGCGCTATCTCTGTAAGGTGTGGTCAAAAACCCGCGCCGCATGGAAACGCAAGGGTATTCGTGCCTTTGGTTTTCGGGTCGTTGAACCTCACCATGACGCCACGCCGCACTGGCATCTGTTGCTGTTTATGCGCCCTGAGCATGCTGAGCTGGCGCGCGCCATTTTCCGTAAATATGCCCTGAAAGAAGATGGCGGCGAAGCGGGCGCAGAAGAGAACCGTTTTAAGGTCGTACCGATTGAGGAAGAACAGGGCAGCGCCACCGGCTATATCGCCAAATACATCAGCAAAAATATCGACGGTTATGCCCTGGACGATGAGAAAGACGAGGAAACCGGCGAGCCGCTAAAAGATATGGCGCGCCGTGTCAGTGCCTGGGCGTCCCGCTGGGCTATTCGTCAGTTCCAGCAGATTGGCGGCGCACCGGTGACCGTTTACCGGGAACTGCGCAGGCTGCGGGATCGCGAGCTGGTTTTACATCCAGAGATTGCCGAAGCGCATACCGCTGCGGATGAAGGGAACTGGGCCGGGTATGTTACAGCGCAGGGCGGCCCGCTTGTTGCCCGCGACTGTTTGCGCGTCCGGCTGAGTTATGACGTTACCGAAAATGGCAATATTTACGGCGATGACGTGTCCAGAATTTCCGGCGTTTACAGCCCGTTTAAGGGCGAAACATCCCTGATTTTAACCCGCATATCACAGTACAAAATCGTGCCGAAGCGTAAGCAGGATGACGCTTCCGGTTTTGATTTTGACTTTTCAGGCGGCAGCGCCGCCCCTCGGAGTTCTGTCAATAACTGTACGCGGGAGCCGCGAACGGTTGAAAAAAATACATTTCAGGAAAGCACCGTCATAGCTGACGGTGCCAGCTGCGCTATTGATTACAGCTCCCTGACGCGGAAGGAAAGAAAAGAGGTTGCTGCCAGGCTATCCGCAGAGTTTAAAGCGGAGCAGCTGCGCAGGCGTGAACGGCGAAAACGCCAGCCGGTATTGCGCCAGCCTGGCGAACGGGCTGAAAAAATACGCGAATTTGCCAGTTCTATCGGCTGGGATATCGGAGAAACAGAAGTTGGCCTGTTGCTGGCCGGTCAGCGTATTGCGCTGGACGGTGTTTTCTATGTCGCCCGAAGTGACGGCGCACTCTACAGAACGCGGGAAAAATTGCCGCAATCCACTGCGACAACGGTTAACACCTGGGTAACGCGGCTACGTTCGGCTTATCAAAATCAGGGTCAGAAATAACCATGTGGTACCAAAAGCCCCTCATGGTCATTTCTGATCGTGCTGGCCATTTCATCGAGCACGGCCATTTTTAACCATGCTGCAGAAGTAACGGAGATAAAAACGATGAGCTATCTGGGAAGCAAAGCCGCGAGCGGCGTATATCAGAAAATTATCGCGCAAATGCCACCGCATGATACGTATATCGAAACACACCTGGGCGGTGGTGCGGTAATGCAGCGGAAGCCGCCTGCGTTACGCAACGTGGGAATTGATCTGGATGAGGAGGCGCTAAAAAATTTTGTTTTCACACATCAGCTTTCACATGTGAGCCTGGTGAACCGTGACGCGGTTGAGTATCTGGAAACATTTGATTTTGCCAGCGCCGGTCGCGTATTGATTTATGCTGACCCACCCTACTTGCCGGAAACCCGCACCAGTAAGGCGCGTTATCGTTTCGAATACACGGTAGATGATCATCGCCGCTTGCTTTCCTGTCTTCTGGGCCTGCCGGAAAATGTGAACATCATTTTATCCGGCTATCCATCCGGGCTTTATGAAGCAATGTTGCCGGAATGGCGCACCTGTGAATTTCAGGCAATGACGCGCGGCGGGGTCAGAACGGAAAAGTTATGGATGAATTTTTCAAAGGGCCGGGCCTATACCCACACTTTCGCCGGAAAGGATTATAACGACAGAAACCGCATTAAGCGTAAAGCCAGGCGTTGGCAGGAAAAGTACGCCGCGCTTCCACTCGCTGAGCGTTTAGCGATTATGACGGCGCTATGTGAGATTGACGCATCGTCATAATTTCAAAGGGTTATTAGTTTAAAAACTTATGAGTGATATTCAGACTTTTTGACTGGAACCACTTTTAAATTTTTCGCAATACGTGCTACTGTATGTTTATACAGTATTCCTAACGGGAGGGATTCATGGTTGTTGATGAAGTCAGCCGTACCCAGCACAAGTGGGCCTGCGTACAGTTTATTGCGGAAGTTTCGTTGCTAGCGAACTGCAAGCCATCAGATCTTAAGCTGGCATTAAGCCTTATTGCCGATTTGGCAAACGGTGAAAATCAGGATGCTGAAAGAGAAATATTCTATAAGGCAGAATAAATAATGAGACTGAATATCGTTTTGGATAAAGAGCAGAAATTGAGTCCGGCTGTAATCAACTCCTTTGAAGCTGAGCTGACCTCCCAAATTCATAAAAGCTACCCCGCTACGAAAATCAGCATACGAAAAGGAACTACCACCGGCTTTGAACTGACTGGCTTTCCTCTCGAAAGTGATAGGGAAAAAATAAGCTCAATCGTTCAGTCTGTTTGGGAAGATGATAGCTGGGTGTAACCGGCGATGGTTTACGTAACGAGTCGTTTACGAGGTTAATATGGGTGCGCCTGATGCGAATTACCAGGTTGTCTATCGTGGAGAAGTATTACTGAATTATGTGCCTGGCGGATGGGTATTCTTCCAGCGCTCGCGTGAATTCGGCGGCGGTTACTGGCTGGGAAAAACATTTGATGATGTTTTCGCTTTTGAGTTTTGCCACCCTGTTTCGCTGAGTCAAGGCATTCGATTCCTGCTTAATGCCGGAAAAACCGGTAAACGATACGGCGATTGCGATGATAATTTTCAACTTTCTCCCCCGCCATCTGATCATGCATGACTATGCTGCATGAAAATGAAGGATCCAGAAAGGATCGTTATACCTGTGGCCCGCCTTTTCTGGCGGGCTTTTTCGTTACTCATGCGCCTGCATGAAAACCCTTGCACAAAGCGGGCAGGCGTGGCGGGGCTACGAGCGCACGCTTCGAGTTAAAATGCTTTTTGAGCACCACTAATCTGGACATATATACAGTAGTATTCTATTATCTATTAACCCTTAGAGATTTTGTCGCTGTTTGGTTAAAATAGTTTCAGTAGAATTATAATCAGCCAAACAGGGACGTCATATGCCATACCAATTGGTAGTGCTTAGCCCGGTAGCTAACGATCTTGAACAGCTAGGAACCAAAGAAAAGTTTTGGTTTTATTACTCTCATGACACTGTAAATTTACAGTTGTTCAAGTACTCTAGACCGGGCACAGGTGAGCATTGGTCTGAAAAATGTGCTGCTGAATTGTGCCACCTTCTGAACATTCCGCACACGAGCTATGATTTAGCTAAGTGCAATGATAGATTCGGTGTGGTTTGCCAGAACCTTATTCCGATTGGATTTCGAATGGTCATGGGAAATGAGGTATTGCACAGCTCTACTGCAGATTATCCTCAACCTTTGCAGCCTGGAGAAAAGCCTGTAAGGGTTAGAGAACATACCGTGACAAGGGTTTTAGGGTGTCTGGATAAAGAGTCGATTCAGGCGCCGCCTAGTTCCTATGAACTGAATGGGTTAAATGCTGCAGATGTGTTCTGTGGTTACTTGATGCTAGATGCTCTTATCAGCAATCAAGATCGCCATCATGAAAATTGGGCGATCATGCTCAATAATGAAACTGGTGAGCAATTTTTATGTCCGACATATGACCATGCTGCCAGTTTAGGAAGGGAGATGTTAGATGATGAACGTGATGAAAGACTTACGACCAAAGATAAAAATCGTCAAATCCCATACTTTGTAAGTAAAGCTCGCTCAGAGCTTTTCAAAACAAAAACTGATAAAAAACCCTTACTCACAGTTGAAGCATTTCAGCATGCGGTTGAGGGAAGAAATGCAGCTCGCGACCACTGGCTCGGTAAGCTGAGCGCTTTAACTGAAGATTCCATTACAAATGTGTTTAATGAAGTGCCTGCGTCGTGTATCTCCGATAGCGCACGTAAATTTGCAACTCTCATGGTAATGGAAAATCGTAGAAGGCTATTAGAATGACTAACTCAAACTCCGTTTATGTCGCATGGCAGGCCCCAGACACACGAGACTGGCATGTCGTCGGCAATTTGCAAGAGCGCAACTCGGGGTATGTTTTCAGATACACCAAGGGTGCTCTCAAATCTTCCAAATTTACAAAGTTTAGCGGCATGAATGATGTACGAGAAACATATGTATCGGAAGAGCTGTTTCCTCTTTTCAAGAATCGCCTTTTGTCACCGAGACGCCCGGAGTATCCGCGTTTCATTAAGTGGCTTGGTTTTGAAGATGACAGCGTAAACGCAATTGATATTTTAGCTCGTTCTGGTGGGTTGCGGAGTACTGATCAGTTGCAAATCTTCAAAAAAATTGAAGTTGATTTAAATGGTAATTTTGAACACTTCTTTTTTTTGCATGGCTTAAGTTATCTGAACTCAATGGCTAATGATCGAGTGTCAGAGCTTCAACCCGGTCAAACTTTGCGTCTCTGCTTAGACCTTCAAAACGAGTATGATGGCGATGCTGTTGTTGTTCGTGCTGACAAGCCAGCAGAAATTGTAGGTTATTGTCCAAGATATCTGAGTAACGATATCAAAAAAATGTTATTGAATGACTCCAAATCAGTAAGTCTATCAGTTGAAAAAATTAGCGACGATGCACCACATAATTATCGTTTGCTTTGCAAGTTGTCGGGAACACTAAATTCAGATTGTAAATCTTCACTGGTTCTTCAAGACGAATTTGAAGCTATTGAATAATAAAAAAAGCCACCAATTAGGTGGCTTTTTTTACTCAGATTTCACGTCTAAATCATAAGGTTCAAAACTAATAACCTCCTCACCAAGCCAGTCATTCAGTTCGCTCAACCGTTTCTGAAGCGGGATCAGTTCATTACGAACAAAAACGTTTGCCGCTTTTTCAACATCACCAAAGCCGCCGGTATTGGTCGGGATGATGCCCATCAACTGAGGCGGCACCCTGTGCGCGGCCAGCATATCATCACGGCTGATATTTTTAATATTCAGGAACTCATCCTTTGCCGCCACTTCCGACAGCGGGATTATCTGTATGCCGTCCTTTTTCCCGTTCGGGCTGTACATAAACAGGTTGCGGAAGTTGCCCGGCCCTTTCGATTTTTTCAGCGCCTCGCGGATATTATCCACATCCTGCTGGTTGGCTGCCGGGTCGCTCATATACATGATGAATCCCGCGTGTGAGCCGTTCAGGTAATATTTACGGCGAAACAGTGTGGCCGACTCGTTAAGCAGGGTTGACGGGATGGCGGACAGGTATTCCGGCAGACCGTAAATTTCCTGGTTCAAATCCGGCTCCATCAAGTGAAACACGCGGCCCGCGTCAAACTGGTACGGATCCTTGTTGTACCCGTACTGCACAAACCAGTAGGTATCAAGGTCCGTACCGCGCCGGGTAAACTTCGCAAGCGAAGGCTCAAGGCTCAACGTCTGGCCCAGCCGGTTCACGCGCTGCTCAAGGTAGCTGTTTCCAAAAGTCAGGAAGTCCAGGGCGAACCGGGAAAACGCCTGCTTTGACAGCCAGCGATGCGGGATAAACGTACTGGTCAGAATGTTGCGCTTTACATAAATTGCGCTGCTGTGGTGAGGTGCTGCCCTGAACGTGCGCGCCAGCCCGTCCAGGCTAATGGGCGGTTCATACCACCTATCCACCTGGACGCATTCCAGATAATCCATCAGTTCCCGGCGATCCAGAACAGGAACCGGCTCACCGAATGAAAACGCCTCCGCATGTGCGCCGCCGGATTGTTCCGTCATGTTAATCTGCTGGCTGACCGGCGCTTTACGGTTTTTGCGATTACCCATTAAAAAATCTCCACGATATTACTGTTGTTAACGGTGGTGCCTTCCAGCGGTTCATTGAACAGCGCATGCATGGTCGCCCAGGCCAAATCGGCGTGGCTGGCTTCCTCGCTGCGGCTGGCTTCATAGGTCGGACGATTGCCGCTGGCCGTGGTGGCGCGGCGGATGGCCATGAATGACTGAGCGATATCGGTCAGGCCCGCGTCATATTCCAGACGGCGGTGGCTGATGATGTCGTATGCCTTCAGGACCAGGGCGTTTTTCACGTTCGGGTTGTAAACAAACTCGCGGGCCGCCGGGAAGAACTGCTTAACGGACTTATAAACGCCATCGCCCACGCCGGTGGAGTCGATGCCGATATAGGTCACGTTGTATTTTTTCGTCAGTTCTTCGATAGCCTTCGCCTGGGCGCGGAAGTCCATGCCGCGCCACTGGTGGCGTTCAAGGATGCGGAACTTACCACCCGGTACATCCGGCGGCGCGATAACCACGCACCCGGCGCTGTCGCCGTTCTGGGTTCCCTTTGCCGGGTCGTAACCAATCCAGACCGGACGCCAGCCAAACGGGCGGATCATCAGCGGCTCGAAGTCGTCCCACACTTCCCAGCTGTCCACCATGCAGGCCTGCATCAGCGCCAGCGGGAACACCGACGCCAGGTCATCCACAAACTGGCACATCAGCAGGTTCTGGAATTCGTCCGGGCTGTACTCCAGGCTGAGCTGGTCGAGGTCGAACAGGTTACAGCCGCCGCGCACCGCATCTTCAATGGTGACAATCTGGCGGAACTGGCCGTCCGGGCAGAGCGCGCCGGGTGACAGGTGGGCGTGAGACAGGTCGATTTCCACCCGGTCTGCTTTGGCGCGGCCCTTGTTGAACAGCGCACCGGACCAGAACGGGTACGCGCTGTGGGTCAGGCTGGACGGGGTTGAAAAATAGGTCTGTCGCCATTTTTTATGCAGCGCCATCCCGGAGGCGACCTTGCGCAGCTCCTGGAATTTTGGGATCCAGAAATATTCATCCAGGTACAGGTTGCCGTGGTAACTCTGGGCAGTGCGGGCGTTGGTCCCCAGAAAATACAGCGTGGCCCCGTTGCTGAGCGTCATCGGGTCGCCCTTCAGTTCAACTTCCACCTCGCGGGCAAACTCAATGATGTACTGTTTGAAAACGTGGGCCTGTGCCTTACTGGCTGAAAGAAAAATCTGGTTGCGCCCGGTGATAAGCGCATCAATCAGCGCCTCGCGGGCAAAATAATACGTCGCGCCAATCTGGCGGGATTTAAGCAGGTTGCGGATGCGGTGAATTTTGCCCGCCTCCCACCATTGCCGCTGGTAGTCAAACGCGGAGCCGTGGAAAATCTCTTCCAGCTTCTCGATCTGCTCGTCGGAAAACACATTCTTTTCCGGCGGCTTGCGCGGGCCTTTGTTACGGTTGGCTACTTTCGGGTTCAGGTCTGCTTCATTACCGCCATTGTTAAATTTCCCGATGCGCGCCTGCTGCACCGCCTGGCGGGACAGTAAATCAATTTCCTTGTAATCCTTCCCTTCCTTCTGCTCCTTCATGACGAGCTGACAGTAGCGCGCCGCCGTGGTGAGCTGCATCTGATCCAGTGGGCCAATATCAGCCCACTTGTCACGCTTTTTCCAGCTGTGAACGGTCGCGGGTTTCTCTCCCAGCATTTCAGCAATGCGGGCGATACGGACACCGCTGAAATACAGGAACATGGCCTGTTTTCGCGGGTCGAGGTCTGAACTGATGGGCGTCGTATTCATGCCGCCAGACTACGGCCCCGCGCGCGTCTTCTCCGCTTCTGGCTGTTGTGCCATTTCCGGCACAATGCCGCCACGTTGTCTCGCCGTCCGCGCCCCGCAACCATAAAGGCTCACAAGTCGTTATGAACTAACCGGAGCCGGAAACATGGCAAAAAAAGCAAAGCGTTTTCGTGTCGGGGTGGAAGGTGCCACCACGGACGGGCGCAATATTGAGCGCGACTGGCTGACCCAGATGGCCGCGAATTACGATCCGCAGGTTTACACCGCCCTGATTAATGTCGAGCACATCAAGGGATTCACGCCGGACAGCCCGTTCCGCCGCTTCGGGAAGGTTGACCGTCTGGAAGCTGAAGAAATCACCGAAGGCAAACTGGCCGGGAAAATGGCGCTGTATGCCTGGATTACCCCGACGGACGATCTGGTCGACATGACCGGTAAAATGCAAAAGCTGTTCACGTCCATGGAAGTTAGCGTCAGCTTTGCAGACAGCGGCGAAGCCTATCTGGTTGGCCTGGCTGTAACTGACGACCCGGCGAGCCTCGGAACTGAAATGTTGCAGTTCAGCGCAGGTGCGGCACACAGCCCGCTCGCCAGTCGCAAACTGGACGCCGCCAACCTGTTTACGGCTGCCGAAGAAACCCTCATCGAATTTGAAGACGAGACGGAAAAGCCGAACCTCTTCACCCGCGTAAAAGAACTGTTGACACGTAAATCCGCTGACGACAAGGCGAAGTTTGCCGACGTGCATCAGGCGGTGGAAGCGGTGGCGCAGGAGCACCAGACCCTTTCCGCCACCGTGGAAGGACTCGGCACCTCACAGACAGGGTTTTCCGCCCGACTGGATGAAATGCAACAGGCCATTGAATCCGGTCGTGCAGAGCTGGTCAGTTTGCGCGAAAAACTTTCCGCTGAAGACAGCCGCAGCGACCGCCGCCCGACAGGCACCGGCGGGAACAGCGGCGCTGAACAACTCACCAACTGCTGACGGAGTTACAGCACAATGAAAAAAACTACCCGCTTTAAATTCAATGCATACCTGACCCAGCTCGCCGCGCTGAACGGTGTTGCGGTGTCGGATATCGCATCGAAATACACCGTTGAGCCATCCGTTGCGCAGACGCTGGAAACAAAAATCCAGGAGTCATCAGGCTTCCTGCAAAAAATCAACATCATCCCGGTGGATGAACAGTCCGGGGAACGTCTGGGACTGGGTGTTGGTGCCACCATCGCCGGAACCACCGACACCACCCAGAAAGAGCGCGAACCAACCGATCCGACTTATATCGACGGTGAAGGGTACAAATGTACCCAGACCAACTACGACACGGCGTTACCGTATTCCAAGCTGGATCTTTGGGCAAAATTTCAGGACTTCCAGACCCGAATCCGCGATGCCATCGTTCTGCGCCAGGCACTGGACCGCATCATGATCGGCTTTAACGGCGTGAAGCGTGAAAAAACGTCCAACCGTGTGGCTAACCCGCTGTTGCAGGATGTCAACATTGGCTGGCTGGAGAAAATCCGCCAGGAAGCGCCGGTACAGGTACTGGATAAAATCGTCAGCGAAGGCCAGGTGATTTCACCGAAAATTCGCATTGGCAGCGGCGGTGATTTTGCCAACCTGGACGCCCTTGTACTTGGCGCAGTCAGTGAAAAAATTGCGCCGTGGTATCAGGAAGACACCGAACTGGTGGTGGTCTGTGGTCGTGCGCTGCTGGCTGACAAGTATTTCCCGATTGTGAACCGCGACCAGCCCAACTCGGAAACGCTGGCGGCGGACCTCATCATCAGCCAGAAACGCATCGGCAACCTGCCCGCCGTGCGCGTTCCGTTCTTCCCGGCTAACGCCATGCTGATCACCCGCCTGGATAACCTGTCCATCTACTGGCAGGACGGCACCCGCCGCCGCTCGGTTATCGACAATCCGAAACGTGACCGCGTGGAGAATTTCGAGTCCGTCAATGAAGCCTATGTGGTCGAGGATTACGACGGCGTATGCCTGATTGAAAACATCGAAATGCTGGCCGCGCAGGGTAACGGGACGTCCGGCGCGCTGACTGCCGACAACATCCAGGCGCTGGTCGCGGCTGCGGTTCAGGGCGTGATCGATGGTCAGAACGCCGCAGGCGGCACCGGGGCGTGACCATGAACCCTTTCCGCGCCCACACGCAGTATATCCAGGCTAAGGAGGCCGCCCGCGAGGGCGGCAGCCACAGCGGGGCGAGCGGCTACAACATGATGTTGTTGCAGCTCACCGAACACCGCCGCCGCCTGAAGGGGATCCAGTCAACCGAGCGTAAGTGCGAGCTGAAACGGGAATTTCTGCCGCTCTATGCCGGGTGGATTGCCGGGTTGCTGGAAGCGGATTCCGCACCGCAGGACGACGTGGCGATGTACCTGATGATCTGGCGCATTGATGCCGGTGACTACACCGGCGCGCTGGATATCGCCCGCCATGCCCTGAAGCATGGCTGGGTGATGCCGCAGCGTTTCAACCGCACCACGGCAACGGCTGTTGCTGAAGAGTTTGCCGATGCCGCGATGCGCGCCTTTGCTGATGGCGGCACCTTCAACGCCGCGCTGCTGACGCAGGCGCTGGCGCTGGTCGAATCACACGATATGCCGGACCAGTCCCGCGCCCGTCTTCACAAGGCGCTGGGCTATGCCCTGCGGGATAACGATCAGGCTGTCGCCGCGCTGAACCACCTTAAACGCGCCCTGCAACTGGATAACAACAGCGGTGTGAAAACCGACATTAAGCAACTGGAATCCCGGTTGCGAAAGGCCGCCAACGGCTGACGAATCGTGCCAACGCGCGGGGCGGCACGGGGTGGCGACAGGTTTCTGAGCCGCATCAAAACCCCGTCCACCGCCCAACTTTTGGGAGTATCAGAAAATGAAATTCGTTTCACCGGAGCCGGTGAAGGACGGCGCGCAGGACACCATCCCAAACACATTTTTCTGGCCTGCAATCAGTCTGTCGAAATTCCGGGAGGACATGCGGACCGATGGCACCGTTACGCCGGAACGGCTGCGCCAGGCACTGCTTACCGCCATGGCGGAAGTAAATGCCGACCTGTACGACTTTCGGGAAAAGCAACAGAACCGAGGATGCGCAGATTTAAACAGCGTACCGGCTGAGATTATCGACGGCGAAAGCCAGCGGATATTGCTGTACCGCCGGGCGGTCTTTTGCTGGGCAAAGTCCAACCTGGTCGAACGTTACCGTGATTATGACGCGACCGGCGAAGGCAAAAAAAAGGCGGATGAGTATGCCCAGACGGCAGACGAACTGATGCGGGATGCCCGCTGGGCTATTTCCCGTTTGCAGGACTTACCACATATGACGGTGGAGCTTATCTGATGAAAGTCCGGGCGCAACAGAATGACACGGTTGACGCCATCTGCTGGCGTTATTACCGGTGCTCGCAGGGCATGACGGAAGCTGTCCTGAATGCCAACCCCGGACTCGCGGAGCGGGGGCCAATCCTGCCGCACGGGCTGGAAATTGAACTGCCCGAACAGGTGCCGGCGGCTGTCGCCCGGACCATTCAACTCTGGGAGTGATGATGAGTATTGAGCGGATGATGTCGGCGCTGACCTATTTCATCGCGCTGTTTCTGGCCTGGCTGGGTGATTTCTCGCTTCAGGATCTGGGAACGGTGCTTGCCATGGTGCTGGGTGTGGCGGCGTTCGCGCTGTCCTGGTATTACCGGCGCAAAACCTACCAGTTACTGGCCGCCGGGGCGATCAGTCGGGAGGAATATGAACGCGCAAATCGTTAAACGCTGTGTGATTGGCGTGGTGCTGGCGATTGCTGCCACGCTGCCGCAGTTCCAGTTGCTGAAAACCTCGCCGCAGGGGCTGGAACTAATTGCGGATTATGAAGGCTGTCGGCTTACCCCGTACCGCTGCGCCGCCGGTGTATGGACTAACGGGATCGGGCATACCGAAGGCGTCGTGCCGGGGAAAACCCTCAACGAGCACCAGGTGGCCGGGAATCTCGTCAGCGATGTGTTGAGGGTGGAAAAGGCGATTGCTGTTTGCGCACCGGTGAACATGCCGCCGCAGGTGTATGACGCGCTGGTCAGCCTGGCTTTTAACGTCGGCACCGGGGCGGTGTGCCGCTCCACAATGGTGACATTTATCAAGCGCCATCAGTGGTGGCAGGCGTGTGACCAGTTATCGCGGTGGGTCTACGTCAACGGCGTGAAAAACAACGGGCTTGAAAACCGCCGCGCGCGGGAAAAGGCGTGGTGCTTAAAAGGAGTGAATCCATGAAACGTAAAGTGATTTCTTTTGTGCTGGATGTGGTGCTGACGCTGATGCTGGTCGCGGGGCTGCTGAAACCGGAAAGTGTGGCGGTGAATTTTGTGGTGGCGTGGGCCTGGCTGGGTTGTGCGCTGATGCTGACAGCTGTCACAACGGGCATTGCTGGCCATGTTATCTGGTACGTGTTTGAAAAGGGCAAAGTACCGGATGCGGAATCGCAGGCGCTGAAAGCAGTGCGCGCCATTTTCAACCCGGATATTTCCCCGCTGCGCCGGTGGTGGTCCTGGGCAATGTTTGCCGCAATTGTGGTCTGCCTCATTAATGCGGGCTGGCTGGTTGTGGCGATTGTTTATCTGTTCTGCGCTGTGGCCTTCCGGTTTACCGCCTCGGTTTATCGTCAGTTAATGGCGGATGCACCATGCACCGTGGCGTAGTGGTTTTACTGGCAGCGCTTGCCACCGCGCTGGCCTTTCTGGGCTGGCGACTTAATGAAGCGCATCAGGCTATCGGCAGCCGTGACCGGGATATTGTGGCGCTGTCTGAAAAGCTGAGCGACAAAAATGGTCAGCTTCTGGCCGTGGACATGATGGCCCGAATGAATGACGCCTATCAGGCCGGGTTTCAGCGCAACACGGAAGCCATTCACGCGGCGGCCGCAGAGCGTCAGGCAATGATTAAGGGGGTGATCCGTGGAACTGAAGAGAATGCGCGCTGGGCTGATGCTCCTTTGCCTGCTGATGTTATCCGCCTGCAAAACCGCCCCGCCATTACCGGCGGCGCAGGTTATCAGGATTTCCTGTCCGGCGGTGACCCGCTGCCAGCTCCCGGCGAGTAACCCGACAAACAACGGTGAACTGCTGGAAGCCAAAGAAACAGCTGAAACCGCCTGGGGGCTGTGTGCCGCAAAGGTGGATATGATCGTGGACTGTCAGGAGAAACTCAGTGAAAAAGCCCGATTCCCTGCGCCAGTCCATCAGTGAAGGTCTGGAGTTTCTGAAGAAAAACCCTGATGCCCTGCATTTGTTTGTGGATGAGGGGACGGTGGTCAGTACCGGCGTACCGGCTCCCGGATGGGAATACCGCTACACGCTGAATGTGGTGGTAACGGATTATGCCGGGGATCCGAATCTGCTGATTGCTGTTGTGTGTAACTGGCTCGCCACACATCAACCCGATGCGCTGAACAACCCTGAACTGCGGGAAAAACTCTTCCGGTTTGAGGTGGATATTCTGAATAACGATCTCTGTGATATCGCCATTTATCTGGCGCTGACGGAGCGCGTCATTGTCACGGTTGAGAACGGACTGGCAGTAGTGGAAGCCGTCCCGGAACCTGCCAGCCCGGAAGACGACTACTGGATCCGCCATGGCTGAATTTAAAGAAATTGAAGGGTGGCTGGATGCGCTGATAGCCCAGCTTGAACCGGCGCAGCGGCGAAAACTGTTGCGGGATGTCGCAACAAAAATCAGGCAACAACAACAACAGAATATCAGGATGCAGAAAAACCCGGACGGCAAAGCCTACGAGCCACGACGGGTATCAGGACGCGCCAAAAAGGGCCGCGTACGTCGCCAGATGTTCACCAAACTGCGCACCGTTCGGTATATGAAAACCCGCGTGACGGCCAGCACGGCTGAGGTGGGGTTTGATGCAAGAGCGCTGCGTATCGCGCGTGTTCATCACTACGGATTACGCGACCGGGTGAGGCCAGGAGGCCCGCAGGTGACATATGCGCGGCGTGAACTGCTGGGCATAACTGACGCATCTGAAGAAATTATCAAAGACCTCATTATCGCGCATCTGGCGGGCTGATTGTCTGGTGCCTGAAACAATGGCCGGGACTAATCGCCACGCGGCAACAATGGAAAACTGATGTTATGAAAACAGAATTCAGCCTTGCCGAACTTTACCGCCTGGTACTGAACCTTATCCGAAAAGGTGTAGTGACAGAAGTGGACACAAAAAACTGGCAATGTCGGGTCCAGACTGGCGATCTCGAAACCAACTGGCTCAACTGGCTGACCCTGCGCGCCGGTAAATCCCGCACATGGTGGAAGCCGTCAGTGGGTGAACAGGTTCTGGTACTGGCGGTGGGCGGCGAGTTAACCACGGCGTTTGTTCTGCCTGGCATTTATTCCGATGCCTGCCCGCCTCCGTCAACGTCAGAAGACGCAATGGTGACCGCGTTCCCGGACGGTGGCTGGATTGAATATGAGCCGGAAACCGGGCGTTATCGGGTAAAAGCCGGGGCCAGTATCATTTTTGACGCGCCGGAAAGCATTGCCATCAAAACAGCATTGCTGGATATCGACGCGGACCAGACCGTGATCAATGGTGAAGTTACACAGAGCGGCGGCGCATTATCTTCCAATGGTGTTGTTCTGGATGCTCACGCCCACATCGGCGTAATCAAGGGCGGCGATAAAACGGGCGGGCCAGTCTGATGATGTATATGGGGATGAATCAGCGGACCGGAGAAGCCATCACGGATATCGATCATATCCGCCAGTCCGTGCGGGACATTCTGACCACCCCCGTAGGTTCCCGAATTTATCGCCGGGAATATGGCTCGCTGTTTTTATCGCTGATTGATGATCCGACGAACCCGGCGACAAAACTCAGGGTAATGGCGGCAACCTACAGCGCGCTTAACCGCTGGGAACCGCGTATCCGGTTAGACAGCGTCACGCTGGAAACCACCATGGACGGTGAAATGGTCGTGGAGCTTAGCGGCTATCGTGATGACGGTTCCGCTGTGAGCTTAAGTGTTCCGATGGGGAATAATTTATGAGTGCCGTTGATCTTTCATCCCTGCCCGCGCCGCAAATTATTGATGTGCCGGACTTTGAAACGCTGCTTACTGCGCGTAAGGCGCGTCTGGTATCGCTTTACCCTGCTGAATTGCAGGAAGCGGTTGCCCGTGCGCTGGAACTGGAATCCGAACCGCAACTAAAAATCCTTCAGGAAAACTGCTACCGGGAAATTCTGCTGCGTCAGCGCATCAATGAAGCAGTGCAGGCGGTCATTATTGCCCGTTCCGGCGGCGGAGATCTGGACAACCTGGTCGCCAACTTTAATGTGCAGCGTCTGGTCGTCACGCCAGCGGATGAAACCGCCGTTCCGCCGGTTCCGGCGGTCATGGAGAGCGACGAGGATTTACGCCAGCGCGCGCCGGAAGCGTTCGAAGGTTTATCCGTGGCGGGGCCAGAAGCGGCGTATAACTTCCACGCCCGCAGTGCTGACGGGAGGGTAGCCGATGCATCCACGGTCAGCCCGTCTCCCGCTGCGGTGGTGGTGACGGTGCTGTCCCATGAGGGTAACGGGCAGGCCAGCCAGGCGCTGCTGGATATTGTAGCCAGCAAGCTGAGCGCCGAAACCATCCGCCCGCTGGGCGACCGGCTGACCGTTCAGTCCGCCGCTATCACTGAATACCGGGTGGCGGCAAAGCTCCACCTGTTTGATGGCGTGGTGGCCGGTCCCTGTCTGGCGGCAGCAAAGAAAAATCTTGCTGCCTATCTGCTGGAGCAAAAGAAGCTGGCGCGCAGTATCCGGCGCGATAACTACAAGGCTGTGCTGCGTGTGGCCGGGGTGGACTGGGTGGAGCTGCTGGAGCCTGCAGCCGATGTGCTGATGGATAAGTCACAGTCGGGATACTGCACCGCCACAGATATCACCATTGCCGGGGATGCCAATGAATAGCCTGTTGCCGCCGGGATCGTCTGCGCTGGAGCGTCGTCTTGCTGAAGCCTGCGGCGATATCAGCACCGTTCCGGTGCCGTTGCGCGAACTGTGGAACCCGGACACCTGCCCGGAACACCTGCTGCCCTGGCTTGCCTGGTCGTTCTCTGTTGACCGCTGGGATGAAGCGTGGCCGGTAGCGGTGAAACGCCAGGTGGTGCGTGATGCATATTTCATCCACCGTCAGAAAGGCACCATTGCCGCCGTGCGCCGTGTGGTGGAGCCGTTCGGCTTTCTCATCCGGGTGATCGAGTGGTGGCAGTCCGGTGAAACGCCGGGAACATTTCGCCTTGATATTGGCGTTCAGGACCAGGGCATCACGGAAGAAACCTACCAGGAACTTGAGCGACTGATAGCGGGCGCAAAGCCGGTCAGCCGCCATCTGGTTGGCCTGTCCATAAACTTGCAGACCAGCGGCAGCGTTATCACCGGCGCGGCCAGCTATCAGGGCGATGAGCTGACTGTTTATCCCTACTTTGCTGAAGCTATCAGCGTGGGCGGCCCGGCAGTGTCCGGCGCTGCCATCCATTTGATTGATGAGATGAGCGTAAATCCATGACGGCAAAATATTATGCAATCCTGACCACGCTGGGTGCCGCGAAGCTGGCTAACGCCATGGCGCTGGGAACGAAACTGGAAATTACCACCATGGCCGTGGGTGATGGTGGCGGCGTACTGCCGACACCGGACGCCAGTCAGACAGCCATTATCGGCGAACAGCGGCGCGCTCCGATTAACATGCTGAGCATTGACCCGGCGAACCCCGGACAGATTATTGCCGAACAGGTTATCCCGGAAAATGAGGGCGGCTTCTGGATCCGCACTATTGGTCTGTTCGATAAGGACGGGACGCTGATTGCGGTGGCAAACTGCCCGGAAACCTACAAGCCGCAGTTACAGGAAGGCAGCGGGCGTACCCAGACCATCCGCATGATTCTGATCGTATCGAACACTGACGCCATCACCCTGAAGATTGACCCTTCGGTAGTGCTGGCGACCAGGAAATACGTTGACGATCGCACGATTGAGGTCAAGGTGTATGCCGATGACCTGATGGCCGCGCACCTCGACGCCGCTAACCCACACAATCAGTACGCGCCGAAAGCCTCCCCGGCGCTGACCGGGACGCCTACCGCGCCGACGCCGGTTAAAACGGATAACACAACCAAACTTGCCACCACTGCGCATGTGAAACAGGTCGTGGCGGATTATGCCCCGCTGGCAAACCCGGCGCTTACCGGTAAACCCACAGCCCCGACGGCGGCGCAGACGTCAAACGACACCCAGCTCGCGACCACGGCATTTGTGAAAGCGGCCATCACAGCGCTGATTGATTCCTCACCGGCGGCAATGGACACGCTGAACGAACTGGCCGCCGCGCTGAATGACGATCCGAATTTTGCGGCAACCATGACAGCGGAACTGTCCAAAAAAATGGATAAGGCCAGTAACGGGGCGGATATCCCGGACATTGCGGCGTTTCTCAATAACCTTGGTTTAAAAGAAGCGCGCTTTGCCGTTGTCACCACTTCCCAGTCCGTGACTGTTCCCGACTGGGTAACAGAAATCTATTTATCAGGCTGTGCCGCTGGCGGTGGCGGTGGCGCGGGTGCAGGGGCTGCGGGCAATGGATTTGTTGGCTCTGGAGGTGGGGGTGGAGGTGCCGGTCAGTCAGTCATCAGAAAAAAATTCGCGGTCACTCCCGGAATGGTTATTTCTGTAACAATCGGTGCGGGCGGTACTCCTGGCGCTAAAAGCGCTACAGGCCAGGACGGAGGAAACGGCGGTGATGGCGGTAATACTGTCGTTGGAAACCTCTTAACACTGGCAGGTGGGAAGGGCGGAAAGGGCGGCATAAATCGGATATCTGGTAATGCCGGAGGAGCTCCGGGTGGCGTCGGGTATCCTGACGGCGGATATGGTTCTGATTCAACCGCGGGCAATGCTTCGGGTGATGGCGGCGCAGGGGGTAATAGTATCTTTGGCGGTGCTGGATGTCCTGGTCGCGGCGGTCGTGATGGTGGTATGGATGGAAAATCAGCAAATGGTTATGGTGCCGGTGGTGGCGCGGGAGGCGGGTCATATACAGCTGCGAGTGGAAATGGCGGCGCAGGCGGCACAGGCGCGCCCGGTCTGGTGATTATTGAGTGGTGATGTGATGAGCAAAACATACGCAGTAATAAAAAATAATACCGTTGTAAACGTCGTCTTATGGGATGGCGAGTCAGAATGGTCGCCTGATAATGGCGTCGCCATACCGGCTGCTGATGGGGTTGGAATAGGCTGGTTATATGCTGATGGTACTTTCACGGCTCCGGCTGTTCCAGAGTCGGTAAAATCTCACGATGAATCAGTCGCAGAGGCTGAAGCAGTTAAACGTGCCAGTATTGATGCGGCAACCAGCCGGATTGTCGTCTGGCAGACAAAGCTGCTGATGGGACGCAAGCTGACGGATGCGGAATCCGTCAGCCTGAATGCCTGGGTGGACTATATCGACGCGGTAACAGCAACAGATACCAGTACCGCACCGGATATAAACTGGCCCGCTATTCCGGCTTAACAGGCCAGCTAATGTCGGGTGCTGTTGTGGTATCGACTCGCATCAACAGCACCCGATATTTTTTCCACGCTACAAGCTCACTGGCTTCCTTGTCCGTTGCGATATCAGCATCAACCGCATCCTGACGCCATGAAATTTCTGAATCAGCGATTGATTTTAAAGCTTGTCGTTTCTGTTCTGCTCGCTCCTGCTGTTCTATTTTTGTTAATTCAGGATACGGAACCAGTAAAGGGAATCCGTCGTCACCAGGCTGAATTTGTCCATTAACTTGACCGTCTAAAATCCTTTGGGCTTCGCTGTCGGTGATACAAACAAAAGCGCCCGGAATATTATCTTCTGGAGTGTTGTCATTATAAAACCCGTTATTTAATGCGCAGTATTTCATACGGCCCCCTTTCCGATAGCGATATAAGAAAACGTCGTTGCGATACCCGACGCTTTTGAATCGGCTGAAAAAACTCTAGCCCCGGCCGCAGTAGTATTTATTAAATCCCACCCAACGGCATTCACCCCGTCAGGCGTGGAAGATATGTCCGATGGCATAACCAGATAAGGCACGCCAACAAAAGCGTGCGGAAATTGGACATTACCGATGCCGTTACTGGCTGTTGAACCTCGCCCACATGCTCATATAGTGCTTGCATATCTACAGACATATCCCCTCCCACTTACCTATATTACCTATTTAATGATTGATGAAAAAAATCACAAAAAACCTAATATGTTCGATTGATTAAACGAGTCGGGTCAATTCAAGGCTGTGAGACTTGTGTAAACGCGGCATATTGTGTCAGTGACAGCACAACGGCGCGAAGCTGTGCGCGCGACATAATCACTTCACCATAGGGCGGAATCCACTCAGGAGGTACGCCAGATGGCTGAAGATTATCACCACGGTGTCCGCGTTCTGGAAGTCAATGAAGGAACGCGCACTATCCGTACCGTCAGTACTGCTGTTGTCGGGATGGTATGCACGGCAGACGACGCCGACGCAGCAACATTCCCGCTTAACACGCCAGTGCTTATCACTGACGTGCTCACCGCGTCCGGCAAGGCGGGCGAAACCGGCACCCTCGCCCGTTCACTGGATGCCATTGCCGATCAGTCCAAACCCGTCACCGTTGTGGTGCGCGTTGAACAGGGCGAGACCGAAGCGGAAACCACGTCGAATATCATCGGCGGCGTGACTGCCCAGGGCAAACGCACCGGCATGAAAGCGCTGCTTACCGCCAATAACCAGCTCGGCGTGAAACCCCGCATTCTGGGGGTTCCCGGTCATGACACACAGGCGGTGGCGTCTGAACTGCTGAGCGTGGCGCAGTCCCTGCGCGGCTTCGCGTATCTGGCCGCCTATGGCTGTAAAACCGTTCAGGAATGTATCGATTACCGCGCCAACTTCGGCCAGCGTGAAGGTATGTTGATCTGGCCTGATTTTACCGGCTGGGACACGGTGACAAATGCCGAACAGACGATGTACGCCACCGCCCGTGCGCTGGGCCTGCGCGCCAAAATTGACAGTGACACCGGCTGGCACAAGTCGCTTTCCAACGTCGCAGTAAATGGCGTCACCGGGATTTCCGCTGATGTATTTTGGGACTTGCAGGATCCGGCAACCGACGCGGGCCTGCTGAATAAAAACGATATCACCACGCTTATCCGCTCTGATGGTTTTCGCTTCTGGGGTTCCCGTTCCCTGAGTGATGACCCGCTTTTCCAGTTCGAATGCTACACCCGCACCGCGCAGGTTCTGGCAGATACCATGGCAGAGGCTCACATGTGGGCGAATGACATGACGCTGACCCCGTCACTGGCCCGCGACATTATCGAAGGCGTAAAAGCCAAAATGCGCTCACTGGTCAGCCAGGGTTATCTGCTGGGCGGGGACTGCTGGTTTGACGACAGCGTGAACAATAAGGACACCATCAAGGCCGGGAAACTGTGGCTGGACTATGACTACACCCCGGTCCCGCCGCTGGAAAACCTGATGTTCCGCCAGCGTATCACTGACCGTTATCTGGTCGATTTTGCCAGCCAGCTTAAATCCTAAGGGGACGTTATGGCACTGCCACGCAAGGTTAAATACCTGAATCTGTTTAATGCCGGTCAGAACTGGATCGGCCTGGTTGAGTCCGTCACCCTGCCAAAACTGACGGAGAAAATGGAGAAGTACCGGGGCGGCGGTATGCCGGGTTCGGTGGATATCAGTCTGGGCCTGGACGATGGCGCGCTGGATACGGAATTCACTATCGGTGGTACTGAAATCCAGCTATTCAAGCAGATGGCGACGCCCACTGTGGACGGTGTTCAGTTGCGTTTTACTGAATCCCTGCAACGTGACGACACCGCAGAAGTTTACGCGCTGGAGCTGGTTACCCGTGGCCGCTACAAGGAACTGGATTCCGGTGAACACAAGCAGGGCGACAGTTCAACCACTAAAGTGTCCTGCACCAACACTTACGTGAAACTCACCATCAATGGTGAGGAGCTGTATGAAGTGGACACGGTGAATATGGTCTGGAAAGTCGGTGGCGTGGATATGCTTGAAGCGCACCGCACCGCGCTGGGCCTTTAATTAAAACGGGCGCGCCTGCCGCGTCCGTCTTTACTTCTCTTTTCTGAACGGAACACATCATGACCAAAGAAACCGAAACCACCGGCACCGAACCACGCACCACCGCAACCGTCACCCTGGACTGCCCGATCCAGCGAGGTAAACAGACCATTGAAACCATCACTGTGCGCAAGCCGCAGTCCGGCGCGCTGCGCGGCACCCGTTTGCAGTCGCTGATGGAAATGGACGTGGACAGCATGATGGTGGTGCTGCCGCGCGTCACCACGCCGTCACTGACCCGCGAGGAAGTGCTTACCCTGGAGCCGGGCGATCTGTTGCAGTTATCCGTGGAGCTGGTCAGTTTTTTGTTACCGAAGTCGGCAACTGCCGGTTTCCCGACAAATTAACTGTTGATGATTTAATTGCCGATATCGCCACGATCTTTCACTGGCCGCCCGATGTAACCGGCGATATGTCGCTGACAGAACTGCTGGAGTGGCGGCACAAAGCCATTTTACGAAGTGGGGCCGCCGATGAGTGACCGTAACCTGCGTTTGCAGGTTGTATTAAATGCCGTTGATAAGCTCACCCGCCCGTTTAAGGATGCGCGTGCCGGTTCTCAGGAACTGGCCGCCGCCATCAAAAAATCCCGTGATGCCCTGAAACAGCTCGACCAGGCTGGCGCGAAACTCGACGGGTTCCGCACGCTGCAACAGTCCGTGAAACAGACCGGTGCCGATCTGGCGCAGGCCCGCCTGCGCGCCCAGATGATGACCCGCGAAATGGCGGGGATGGAAAACCCGACAAAGAAACAGACCAAAGCCCTGGAAGACCAGTGGCGGGCCGTGTCGCGCCTGGAGAAAAAACAGCAGGAAGAAACAGCGCAGCTAAGCCGGGTCCGGGCGGAGCTGTACCGGCTGGGAATTTCAGCCAAAGACGGCACCGGCGCAACGGAAAAAATCCGCCGGGAAACGGCCCGCTATAACAATGAGCTTCGGGAACAGGAAGCCAGGCTGAAGCGCGTCGGGGAACAACAGCGCCGCGCAGCAACTGCGCGCGCGCAGTACACCCGCTCGCTGGAAATCCGTGACCGGGTGGCCGGAGCCGGTGCCGCTATGACGGCGGCGGGCGTGGGAATGTCCGCGCCGGTGCTGTCCGCCGTGAAAAGTTATTCCAGCCTGGAAGATGCCATGAAGGGTGTCGCCAAGCAGGTTAACGGCCTGCGCGACGACAGCGGCAACCGCACCGCACAGTTTTATGAAATGCAGGCGGCCATCAAGCAGGCGGGTGAACAGTTACCCATGGCAAACGGTGCGATTGACTACGCCGCCCTGGTGGAAGGTGGCGCGCGCATGGGGATCGGGGGCGATGCCAAAACATGGGAAGAACAGAAAGCGGATTTGCTGAGGTTTGCGGCGGTGTCCGCCAAAGCGGCTACGGCTTTTGAACTGCCCGCCGATACCCTGGCGGAAGACCTGGGGAAAATCGCCCAGCTCTACAAGGTTCCAACAAAGAATATCGAGCAGTTAGGCGATGCGCTTAACTACCTGGACGATAACGCCATGTCCAAGGGTGCCGATATCATTGATGTGATGAAGCGTATGGGCGACACCGCCAACCGGCTGGACTACAAAAAAGCCGCTGCGCTGGGTTCCACCTTCCTGTCGCTCGGTTCGGCACCGGAAGTGGCCGCCAGTGCCGCCAAAGCCATGGTGCGTGAACTTTCCATCGCTTCCATCCAGAGCGACCGTTATCAAGAAGGTCTTAAGCGGCTGAATCTCGATCCGTTCGAACTGCAAAAGGCCATGGTGACCGATTCCATGGGCACGATTATGCGTGTGCTGGACCAGGTCAACAAACTGAAGCCGGAAGACCAGACGCCACTGTTAACCATGCTGTTTGGTAAGGAGTTTGGAGACGATGCGACCAAACTCGCCAACAACCTGCCGGAACTGCGCCGCCAGCTTGCACTGACGCAGGGCCAGGGCGCGCAGGGTTCTATGCAGAAAGAATCCGACATCAACAAGGATTCACTGTCCGCACAGTGGATGCTGGTAAAAACCGGGGCGGCCAATGCCATGAGCAGTCTGGGCGAAACGCTGCGCGGTCCGCTGCTGGAAATCATGGGGTACATCAAAAAGGTTACCGGCGGTATCAGAAGCTGGGTGGAGAACAACCCGAAGCTGGCTGGCACAATCATGAAAGTAGTGGCGGCGGTGGCTGCCATCACTACGGTGCTGGGTGCGCTGGGCCTGGCTGCTGCGGCCATTCTTGGGCCGCTGGCGATCATGCGGTTTGGGTTCAGTTTCCTGAGCGGCGGCGCGCTTTCCCGCCTGCTTCCAGGCTTCGGAGGACTGGCGGCCATTATTACCCGTCTGGCTCCGGGGCTGGCCGGTGCCGGTGGCGGGATCCAGGCATTTCTGGCAAGCCTTCAGAATACCGATGCGGCATCCGTAATAGAGCGCATCCGGGCGGCGCTGTCCGGGTTCGGCGAAGACGACGAGGAAGGCGGCATACTGGATGCGCTGCGCAACGGGGTGCTCAACCATCTGAAAGAGCAGGCAGAGAACGCAGGCGGCGCGCTGGTTTCCGCGTTCCGTAACCCTGTCGCAACGCTGTCTACCCTGCGGGGTCATGTGGCCGGGCTGGCAACGGCAGGTTTCGGGGCGCTCGGTACGGCGCTGAGCCGCTTCGGTAATATCCTGCTGGCGCTTGTCACCTCGCCGCTGGCGCTGCTGCGCACGGCATTAATGGCAACCGGCGGCCTGCTGGGCGCGCTGCTGAGTCCCGTCGGGCTGGTCGTTATGGCGCTGTCTGCCGTCGCGCTGGTTGTCTGGAAATACTGGCAGCCCATCACGGCATTTTTATCCGGGATGGTGGAAGGGTTTCAGGCGGCTGCCGGGCCAGTTAAGGAAGCGTTCGAGCCGGTGCGCCCGATGTTTACGTGGATTGCGGATAAGGTGGCGGCGCTCTGGAAGGGGTTCTCGGACCTGCTGGCCCCGGTGAAATCCTCGGCTGAAGAACTGAACCATGCGGCTGATATGGGTAAGCGCTTCGGTCAGATGCTGGCTGACGGGCTTGCCATGGTGATGAGTCCGCTGGAGTCGCTCAAGTCCGGCGTGTCCTGGCTGCTTGAGAAGCTGGGGATCGTTAACAAGGAATCGCAGAAACTGCCCGATGCCAGAACCGTCACCGGAAACAGTTACAGCGCCTATGGCACCGCTGCTGCCAGCGGTTACGGCGGCTACAACCTGCCGATGTACGATTCCGGCGGCTTCCTCCCCGCCGGTAAAATGGGCATTGTCGGCGAGAATGGCCCGGAACTGATAAACGGGCCGGTCAATATCATGAGCCGTCGCCGTACCGCCGCACTGGCTGCCGCTACGGCGATGGCGTTCGGCAGCCTGTCACAGCCTGTTGCCGCGAAACCACTTCATCCGCTAAGCCTGCCGGTGGCGGAGTACCGTCAGCCGTCAGCCGGACTGCGGGGCGGTGATCTGTCCGTTTCATCCGGTCCGGCGAAATATGAAATCAACATTCACCAGGCACCGGGCCAGAGCGCGCAGGATGTGGTGGCGGAAGTTATGCGCCAGCTCGACGCGCGGGAGCGCCAGCGCGCCGCCGGTCGCCGCAGTAGCTTCAGTGACAGAGGGAATTTTGAACCATGATGATGACCCTGGGCCTGTTTGTATTCATGCTGAAAACCGTCCCGTTCCAGCAGTTGCAGCTTCAACAGCAGTGGCGACACGCCAGCAACAACCGCGTGGGCCTGCGCCCGTCGCTTCAGTTTCTGGGGCCGGACAGCGATGTGATAACCCTGTCCGGGGTGCTGATGCCCGCCATCACCGGCGGGCGGCTGTCCATGCAGATGCTGGAGTTGATGGCGGAAACCGGCAAGGGCTGGCCGCTGCTGAAAGGCAACGGGACCATTTACGGAATGTTCGTGATCGAGAATATCGGGCGAACGGAAAGCGAGTTTTTCAGCGACGGTTCACCGAGAAAAATTGAATTTACCGTGACGCTGAAGCGTATGGATGAGTCGCTCAGTCAGATGCTGGGCGACCTGTCCGGGCAACTGACCCAGCTTAAGGACAACGCGGTCAGCAGTGTGGGGGATTTGCTGTCATGACAGATATAACCATGTTTGCCGGTAGTGAATGTGTCCCTGCTTACCGGGTGATGATGAAGGACCGGGATATCACGCAGAACCTTGCGCCCCGGCTTATTGCCCTGACGCATACCGATAACCGTGGCTTTGAGGCTGACCGCCTCGATCTGGAACTGGACGACGCAGACGGCCTGCTGGAACTGCCGCGCCGGGGTGCGGTACTGTCGCTCGCGCTGGGCTGGAAGGGAAAGCCGCTGATCGTCAAAGGGGATTTTACCGTTGATGAGATTGAGCATTACGGAACGCCGGACCGCATCACCGTGCGGGCGCGTAGCGCGGATTTTCGCGCCACGCTGAACACCCGCCGGGAGAAGTCCTGGCATCAGACCACCGTGGGGAAAGTGTGTGAAGAAATCGCCGCCCGGCACAAGCTGGAAACGGCCATCGGTGCGGACATGGTCGCGCAGGATGTGGACCACATCGACCAGACCAATGAATCAGACGGGTCATTTCTGATGCGGCTGGCCAGACAGTATGGCGCGATTGCGTCCGTTAAGGCTGGCAGGCTGCTGTTCATCCGGCAGGGCCAGGGCAAAACCGCCAGCGGGAAAGCATTGCCGGTAGCCACAATAACCCGCCAGTCCGGCGATCAGCACCGCTTCAGCCTGGTGGACCGGGAAGCCTACACCGGCGTGATCGCTTCCTGGCTGAACACCCGCGAGCCGGTAAAGAAAGACCCGGCAAAGGTGAAGCGCAGGCGTCGGAAGTCCAGTGCGTCCAGTACCAAAACCCCCGAAGCCAAACAGGGTGATTACCTCATCGGTACGGATGAAAACGTTCTGGTCCTGAGTCGCACCTATGCCAACCGGCGCAACGCAGAGCGCGCCGCAAAAGCGACATGGGAACGGCTTCAGCGTGGCGTGGCATCGTTTTCTATCGGGCTGGCGCTGGGAAGGGAGGATTTGTTCCCGGAGCTGCCGGTCAGGGTGAGCGGGTTCAAACAGCAGATTGATGAAGCTGACTGGATTATTACCACGGTCACCAACTCCATTAACGACAATGGCTTTACGACGTCACTGGAACTGGAAGTAAAGATTACCGATCTGGATATAACTTAAAGCGAGACAGTTTAATTATGCAACTTAAAAAGTTATAATTCTTGCAAATGCAAATAAAGGATACCCAATAAATGATGAATTGCCCTTTATGTGGAAATGCTGCGCACACGCGCAGCAGTTATCAGGTATCTGTAAATACAAAAGAGCGTTATAACCAGTGCCAAAATATTGAATGTGGTCATACATTTATAACCCATGAAACTTTTGTACGTTCTATTTCTACACCGCACCGTGTTAATCCTGCCCCACCCCACCCTTGCGCTAATGGGCAAAGTCATATGAATTTCTAAAGAACCCGCTATGCGGGTTTTTTTATCAGATTCGCATACTCGATTGCATGTTTTATTTTGCAAAATCAAACATTGAAAACTGGTTATGCGTACAGTAGTTTTAATGGCATAGAATGAGGTGCTATTAATGACTATACGCAAGCAATCAGACGGAAAATGGCTCTGTGATGTTTATCTTGATGGTCGAGATGGAAAACGGGTCAGAAAAAAATTCGCAACTAAAGGCGAAGCTATAGCCTTTGAAAGCCACACGCTAGAAGAAGCCAACAAAAAACCCTGGCTTACGGAAAAAGAAGACAGAAGGAAGCTAAGTGAAATCATCGACCTGTGGTATCAACTCCACGGGCGTTCTCTGGCCGATCAGAAAGGAAGATTAGGCAAGCTAAAAATTATCTGTCGTGGTCTCAATGACCCTATCGCTTCGCAGCTTACAGCTAAAGATTGGGCGCATTATCGGAATAACAGATTAAGCGGTTTTATCGAAAATGGTTACAAAACTAGCCAAAAGTCTCTGAAAGTTTCTCCCGGAACGGTGAACTGCGAACATGCATTTCTACGTGCCGTATTTAACGAATTGATACGCCTTGGGGAGATTACTTACCCTAACCCACTTACGAACATCCGCTTGTTCGATGAACCAGAAAAGGAGATGGCCTGGCTTACGACTGAGGAAGTTGCTCGCCTGCTGAGAACCTGCCGGGGCCATGGTAACCCTGACCTGACGATGATCGTTAAAATCTGCCTGGCTACCGGCGCAAGATGGAGCGAAGCGCAAAGCATCACGAAGATTAATCTGTCACCAAACAAGCTTACTTTCTTCAAGACGAAGGGGAAGAAGAACCGGTCCGTTCCGATATCTAACGATCTTTACAATGAACTTATTGAGAGAGAAGGAAAGCCGTTTGAACCCTGTTACCGGCAATTTTACAGGGTCTTGCGCTGGGCGAAAATAGAACTTCCTGAAGGACAAATGAGCCACGTGCTTCGTCATACTTTCGCAAGTCATTTTATGATGAAAGGCGGCAATATCTTAGTTCTTCAAAGAATTCTTGGGCATTCTGATATTCGCGTCACTATGCGTTACGCTCATTTTGCACCGGACCATTTAGAGGACGCTCTATTATTCAACCCCCTTTCAGCGGGTCTGAGTGTGACTACAAAATGACTACAGAGATAAAACTGGAAGCAATACGGTGCAATCTGGTAAGCGATAACTACTTGAAATGCGGTCTAAGCCTTGGTACAAGGGAGTAGATAAAAAAAGACCGAATACGATTCCTGTATTCGGTCCAGGGAAATGGCTCTTGGGAGAGAGCCGTGCGCTAAAAGTTGGCATTAATGCAGGCTGAAATCGCCTTGCCCTTTAAGAATAGATTACGATGTCAGGTTTTCCAGTCCGCGACAAAAGTGGTTCAAAAAAACGCTTCTCATCCGTAATCACTTAATAAAAAACCGCAATCCGTGGCTCACGGTATTGCGGTTTTTTTATGGCCGTTACAGGCAGCGTGGGTTTAGCAAAGGGTTTGCGCTTTTTTGATAAATGGCGCCAGGCTTTTCTTCTCGCCTGGCTTCGCCGGATTGTCTACCAGCAACACATCAATCGACTGCCCCGTGGTTTTCCCGGCTCTCACTTGCGCCATGGCTTCATCGTTAATGGGATACTGCATCAGCGTCGCCGGGTTAATGACAAATAACGCATTGCCTGGCCGACAGGTGAGCATCACCTCTTCACGGTTGAACGCCCAGTTGTCTTTACCCATCTCAAAGCGGCTTACCGTAATCACCTGTGGCGCAGCGGCTGCCGTTCCCGCACAGGCCAGTAATAGCAGTGAAAGTACTGTTTTTTTCAT